GTTTGTTTGAGTTACAGGGTCATCATCACCCCATACAGGTGAATTAATCTTACCTATTATGTAATCACACCAGAGTTGTTGTATCTGTGTGTGTGACACATAGTCCAATTCAAAACCATGAATCCTTGCTAGCTTTCCGACAGCTGCGCAAACCTTTTCATAAAAGTCTTTCTCATGAAGTCCAGCTTCCATCAATGCTGTAAAGCAATTTTGTTTGATTTGGCTAGGGAGTAAACTTTTAAACCAGAAGAGACATGATGTTATCGAACTCTTTTTTAGTCGCGGGAAATAGATGTTACTCTGATGTTTGACATAGCTCCTTGAACAGAAGCTGACATTTCCTTCCTCTTTGGGTGGTGTCTGTTGTAAGCCGTACTTCAAGGCGTCTTCAATAAGCTCATCTTCGCTAATGTCGACTGCTCTCGAATACTTACGTATCGCGTCGTCACCGAGAATGCGCAATACGACGTTTTTGTTAACCTCATTATAACTAGGAAAGCGATTGTACTTTTCCTGCCACTTTCGGAAAAATGTGTACAATGAGACTTTAGCCACAACGTGGCAATTTAGTAATGTTGTTACAAAAGAGCCTGAAGCGTTTCCTTTGTCAATGAAATACAGATGCCCATTTATTGAGTGTAATCTGTACACCAGTGAGGTGGCTAGAGCTTCTACGACGTTCTCGGGATAAGAATAAAGAATTGTTCGTACAAAGTCGAAGACAAGGTGTTTGGTGATGGTTTTGTCCAAATTCTTGAAGTCGGCGTTGATGTAGTCGCCTTCTATAGCATTGAAAAACATCATGTGTTGTGTAGCATCTTTATAGGGGTTCATACCTATAGTAAAGATGCCAGTATCATGCTTGTTAATGATATTTTCTATAGTTCTACCAAAATAAGTCTTTAAAACCATATTTTGTGAAAGATCCATCTCATTGAACAAACGCACCTTACCTTTCCTGACCTTCTCAATGGGCAAAAGCTCAACTTTAGCATTGTCTTTGATGACACTTAAGAAAGGTTGTCCTTGTTCTATCATAGAAACATACATCCGGTAATCGTTCATGAGTTCTTTTCCTGCTGGGGTTTCACTGTTAATAACCCAATAAGGTTGTTCCTTCTGTGAGATATTCTTGAAAAGGATGTCAGGGTCGCCCAAAGGTCTTTTAGTTGTTATGCCAAAAAACTTTTTGAATTTTGGTCCGGCTGACGTATGCATTTCTAGTGGTTTAAGATGTTCTAAACCATTTAATACTTCGCACAATCTAAGGTGTTTCTCATTTTGGTAGTTCTGCTGATAATATGTCTTAAGAAAGAAGGAAACTTCTTCGTCTATAGCAGGATCGAAACTGTCTTCTATTGCAGTCAATGCATATTTCGCTGCTTGTGTAAAGAGAGGAAAATATTCTCCCTTCCGGTCTTTGACCAACTCGCTAAAGTCTTCTATATTCTCAGTTGTCAGACAAGATGGTGCTGTCTCACAAGTAAGAAAATCTTCAGCATGTGGAAGATATATTTTCTTGTGTTTTGGGTAACTATGGAAGTTCAAGGCTTTATTGTAACCCCACATTTGAAGGGGAGAAACTCCTGAATACCTGCTCATTACAGTGTCGGATAAGACAGCGCCATGCATCTTCTGGTCTAGTGCCATGCCTTTCTTACTTATGTCGTGTTTAATTTTCTTCACTTCATAAGAATTACTTGTGACTTTGAAAAGATCTTCTTTCGAAAATGACACAAACCATGCGTTGAATGTTAAGTTATAGGCATTATGAATACCTAATAAGTACCACCGGTTGTTTATCCTACCCACAAGAGGGAGACCACAGTCACCACTCTTAATCACATCAAAAGTGTTAGTAAAGCCGGATAGGCTGTATTGCCATGATTGTTCGGTGACACGAAAGTTTTGATTTGTGCTGTCAGTTAATGGGCTCTTATGGTATTCAATGAACTTTATCTGTGAGGAAACTATTTTCTTTGCTTGGGTTGGCCTTATGAACCAACCTTGCTTTATGTGATAAAATTCCTCTTTCGTTGGTAATAAGTTCGTTATATCTTTGGCCATTGGAAAGGTGTTCTCCACTGTGAAGTACATAAGGTCTCTGTTCCTTTCTATTTTATCGATAGTCGCGTTATATTGCTTACCGTT